TCAGGCTTTGACTGGTTTGATTACAGGCGCAACTTGTTCTTGGGCTCGGTCTACGAGCAGCGAACTCAACTCGATTAACTGCTGAATGCCCAGGGCGATGGCGCGTTGGGAGTCGTCGAGGTCGAACGCCAGGGTGGCGGCCATTTCGTTGGCGGATGCGAGGTTTTCGGCGGCGTTGGCCAGGAGGGTTTCGGGCTCGAGGGTTGGGTTGACGAGGAAGAGGTTGTTGCTTGGGCGTTCGGCGGGTGCAGCGTCGTCGGATGGGGGCAAGTGATGATTGATTGCCCGCTGGGCTGCGGCTTGAAGCTTGGGGTCAGAGGATGCAGTGTTTGAAGCATAAGGCGGATTAGGTGTGACCTTGCACATGGCGAAGCTCCTTTAGCGTTTAAGGAACTGCCTATCTCACTTCCACATGAGGGGGTGGCAGCTGTACGCAGGTGTGGAAGACCAGGGCTAAAGGACCCGGCGCACCGAAGTGCCCCGCGCACAGCCGCCATAAGCAATCATACAGACGTAAAAAAACGTCGGCAGGTGTTTATGGGCGATTGAGCGCCTTCAGCTTGGTCGGACTTCCACATCCGGCCGCTGGGTTGGCAGCGGCTTGAGGAGGTTAGCTAGGGGTGGTCTGAGGGACAAGCTGAGAAAGGTGTGGGATATTTCCTAGAGGCTTGCGCCTGCCCCCCAATCGTTCTATCGCTTTATCCGTCGCTCCGATGATGGATTGGAACGACTGATGCTACAGGCCGCACCGCACGGCTCTTTCAGCGTATTTGGGATCTATGCGTACCACAAATGTACCAAGCAAAATCAGAACTTCACTGCTGGAAAGCGATTTAGCATCATGCTTTTCCTTGCATTTGTGCAATTGCAAGATTAGCATTGGCGCATGAAATCACTTGATCAGACCTCTGCAAGCGCCCGCGCAATTGGCGAACGCATTCGCGCCGCCCGTGAAGCCCTGTGCTTGACGCAAAAGCAATTATCCAGCTCAGTCGGATTTGCAGACCGACAAACTCTTTCCACTATTGAGACCGGTGAACGTCGCGTCCAACCATCTGAGCTGGTGCGCATCAGCCAGGAGCTCAAAAGACCCATTGATTGGTTCATCGACCCCTTTGTCGTTGCCGGTGCAGCCAACTTCTCCTGGAGAGTTTCACCAACCGTTTCAAATGAGTCTCTTAACGATTTCGAATCGCGTATTGGCCAGATTGTTGGGCTTCTGCGATTTTTAAAGGTAGCTGTCCGAGGACCGTCGAAAGCTCTCTCTAAGGTGCTACGGATGCCGGCCAACCCGACATTTGAAGACGCATGGGGCTGGGGTGAGGCTATAGCGCAGGAGCTTGAGCTAGGGCTTATCCCTACTCATAATCTTGTTGAGCGTATAGAAAGCAAACTTGATTTACCTATCCTTTTTATCGACGATGAAATTGGCTCAAGCCCGGAGGGTATTTCCGGGGCGATGTGTCGATTACCCGATTTAGGCGTAATCGTAATCAATCGCCGCGAAACGCTCTGGCGGCGCCATTTTGATGTTGCGCATGAGTTGTTCCACGCATTAACGTGGGATGCATTGCCTCCTGAGCACAGGGAAGATCCAAATTCCGATCCTAAAGCACGCAGGCACAAACGAATCGAGAAATTGGCTGACAACTTCGCTGCTGCAGTTTTAATGCCAACGTCGAGTCTAACGAAGCTTATCGATCCTGCGCGTTTTGGTGATGCAGATTATTTAGTTGAGATCGCGCATCAGATGCAAGTCTCCACAGGAGCTTTAGCATTCCGCCTCTTCAATGCAAAAATGATTGATAAGCCAACCTGCGATAAATTGCGAAATCTAAAGCTTCCAAAGTTTCAGAATGATGAGCCAAAACTGCTTTCTGAAACTTTTGTAACGCTTCTACATGATGGGATAGCTCGCGGCCATGTGTCTGCTCGTAAAGCGGCAAAAGCATTGTCTATGACATTAGAACAACTAGCATCGCTAATGCATGAGTACGATAAGTCTGTTCCGTTTGCGAACTTAGACTAAACAATGGCTAAGCAGCGGGTACTTGTCGATACATGCATTATCATTGAGGCATTCCGCATCAATTGCTGGAAAGCTCTGTGTCAATACTATGAAGTCGAAGCTGTTCAGTGCTGTGTTGATGAGTGTACCGCTGGGGACCCGCTGAAGCCTGGTCGCGTTCCGATACCAACACAGGAACTATTGGCAGGTTTGTCAAAGGTGCACAGTGTAGACGACATTATGCTTATCTCACTTGCCATAGATTGTCCCGATCTGCCTGCGATTGACGCAGGCGAGCTCCATATGATGGCATGGCTGCACGCAAATCCGGCTGAAGCAGTTATCAGTGCTATTTCCACCGCAGATAGAGCAGCGGTTCGCGCAACTCATGTCCTAAAATTGGTGGATCGAGTCGTCTCCCTCCAGCAGCTAGCCGATAAAGCTGGAGTAGGAGGTAGGCAACTCCAAAATCTACAGCACCATTTCAGCGAAGATTGGCTTGGAACCGTTCGTACTCAGCTAAAGATGGGTATTCTGTAACAACGTACCCATCAACCATCACGGATTGGAACGCTCAACCTTACAGGCTTTACAGCACGGGTACGGCAGCACTTTTGTCTCCCGCCTGTATAACTTTCGTACCAGCACTACTCCCGCGCACTGACGCCCTGCCCCCTTTTCGCTGGCTTTAGCAAATACGAGAGCTGTCATTTCTATGCTTGATTTCTTTAAACAAGAAGTCGCTCGCCATGGCAAGCGAGTATTTATTATCTTCAAAGAAATTGCTGCACAACCGCCTTGCTCCCATTCAACCTAATTTTGCGGTTACCTTTGCTCAAAACCCTAGCGGCCACTCGGACCATGTGGGACGATACTACTTCCGAACCGGAATACTTTTCCGCCGGACTCCATGCCCGTAAGATATGCTTTGCCTGACCCCTGCGAGGTCCTACTCGCATCCTGAACGGACTCAAGAATAAATTGCTGACAATTAAATTTAATCAAATAACAAAATATACTACCTTAGTGTCAATTTTCTTTTGCGCACTTCTCCTGCTTACTTTAGGCCCCTCATTTCAACAACATGGACTAGCTTTATTAACTAGTCCTAGCTCAAGTCTTTATCAAAGCGTGTATAAGGATGCACTCATAAGTTTTCCTAGTTTTAAAGATTGGATCTTCGGAAATAACTATTTGCTTTACAGTGTTGGGGCTGCCGCCTTGACGATAAGTATTTATGTAAGTCACTCGATGCGGGGAGCAATCATTTTGACCTCCGTCACTTCGTTCGGCTTCATGTCCCTCTTAGATATAGGATCATTCTTTTGGCACAAGACGTTCACGGTTTCTCATCTTCTAGAAAGTATAGCTAGCAATATAGTGGGCGCCCCATTAACATCATCTCTTTTGGTCGTAATTCTTTGGAGCTCAGAGCGCTTTAAGAAAAGCATGGTCGAGCATGTGAAACTAGCGGAACTTCTGTCCTCATTATTACCGGGAGTTTTGGGGCTAATCATCTTCTTATTTCAATACTACGCGCTGACTTTGGTATTCAACCCCACCCCCACTAACATAGAGGCAAAAACATCACCAAGATCCGGCGCCGGCTATATTATAAATCAAGAAATGAAAGAGCGGCATCTTCAAAAGATTGCGGCCGAATGCGACTGCGAACATCAAAAAAACACTCAAAGTGATTTTGAATTTATGAACGGTAAGTTTGAAGGAAGCCTTACCTTTCAAGGAAATGCAGACAATGCAATATTGGGGTGGAGAGCCACTAACTCTGATGAGTTTGAAGTTACCATTGCTGCATTTGACGGTTGCACTTTTGGTGATTTATTGAAAACAAGTATAGATGCATCGAAAGCTTTAAAGATTACAAAGTTAAGAGAGCTCTCCATCACCCTAGATAAGGGTGTGGTAATCTTAGGATCTAAAACAGGTGAGGGAAATATTAAAGCCCCTCACTCAATGATAGCTCCCACATGGCATTTTAAGGATGACAAGGGGCACGAACTTAATCGATTTTTGATGACTACTGACTTGACTGAATACTGGTCAAATGAGACATCAAAAAAGTTCATAATTCAATTTCCACTATTGACCAATAACGACGCTTCCGAAATAACAACCGAAAAAAAGACAATAAAGCTTAATATAAACGGAAAGATTTACTCGCTCACATTCCAGCCTATAGAGTCGAAAGCCACGCCCAGTATCTGCGCGCCTTTCAACTTATCCGGATCAACTTTACCTTTGAGCGTCTCAAAGGCCGGCATAATAAAAATTAGTCTTGAGATTCATCAAACACGAACAGGCAAAGTGTATAGTTTTTCTAAGCAAAACTCTTTCAGTCTTACTGGATTCGAAGGCTGGCTATCAGTTAGCAACATTAAACCAGAGAGAATAAGAGACTTAATTTCTCAAGGAGCCATGCAGGGCCTAACAATTAGCGGCAATATTGGATATTTACACCTAAACGGAGAAAAAGTAGATAATACGGACGGGCATGAATTCTCTTTTTACAACGGAAATATAGTTGGAAAAGCTGAAGAAGATGGCAGCCTAATATATCAGGGCGTTGCAGATTGGGTATGGGTTGATGGCAGGCGACTAAGCAAAACTCGCTGGGAAAGTTTGGATGGTGCAACGCAGGGTATATTACTCACATTAGCTGGATTATTGATACTAGCTTTTGCACGGATTATTTTCATGTGCATGCGAGACAATGATTCCTATCGACTCTAACTGTATGACCAGTGTAGGCAGCGTATCGATCCCTGGTGGGAAGATCATGCGATGATACAGTGCGGCACGATTAAAAGTTGACCCGGTAAAACTGACGTCTGTAGCCGTACCATCTTGGTCAGGTGCAAGTCCGCTATTTGCCGATCGCTGGCTGCTAAGGTGACTGCCTAGAAGTGCCGTAGTCGCATAATCGCCTCTGTAAGCGCTTTGGCGTTTGCATCCAAGGTTTCCATGGCTGCGATTGCGTTATCTGCAACACCCTCTACGCCATTCGCTGAAAGCCATACGGTGACCTCCTCTATTGCCGCCGCCAGGGCGTGCTGGTTGTGCAGAAGCAATGTCAGCGCATCTGCCGTTACGACGTTGGAGTCTGAGTTATCAGGCATGTAAATGGTCCTTGATCGATGGATTTGAAAAGCCTAGTCCAGGAATCGGGAACACATTGGTTTAAACGTTCGTTCATCAAACTTTTTCTCACACCAGATGGTGCATCTGTCCCATTGGGCCCTTTTTCAGACCTCAGAAATAGAAAACACCCGAACGTCTCTGAGAATCAAGTATTTGCGTTTACCACTTGTGGCGATGAAGGAGAGATTCGAAAGTACCCGCACCCTCGATCGCTCAGCCGAGGCCCCGGAATACAAGGGCTCCAGCGGTGCCAGTTGCGCGAAAGCATTCCCACGCCATTCCCATGGGCATCAGCATGCATCTTTGTACGCGTGCGCATCACACGTATAGGGGCCTGACGGCCGGGGTCTGGAGGGGGGCAAAAAAAAGAGTAACATAAGTAATCTTGACCGTTTTCTACGTTCAAGCCATTGAAATCAAAGGGTTTTATGTTTTTAGCAAAAGGTAATCTTTAAGTAATATTGAAGTAATCTGATTACTCTTTATAAATGTAATTCTCTACTTTCATAAAGCCCTTTAAAATCAATAGGTTGGTGGTAAATTACTTTTTCAATTACTTCTCTGTTACTCCTTTTTGTAATCTCAAATCCCGCGGAATACGTGGCCTCCAGGCCGTTTCGGTGGGGCGATTACTGAAGTTACTCTTTTTGAGACTCCCCCCCCTCCCCCTCAACACCAGAGCGTTTAAACGCATTCAACGAAATACCCCCTCGGTGCAGGGTTCCGCAGGCTTTTGACCACCCCATAACGCCGAGCAGCCCCCCGGCCAGTGCCGCGTTGGGCCGTCCGCAGGGCCGCAGAAAAAACGACCCATTTAGCCCGCAGGCGAGGTGGGGGGACGACGGCGCGCGCCAGGTGCAGACCATCCTACCGACCGCCTGTAGCACGTCACTTCCCCGGCAACTTGTGGCACGCCACACCCCCGCACCGTAGGCGTGCGCATCGGCCCGGCGACGTGCCCTGACGCCGCCGAGCCACGACACGCCGGCCAACGTGTCAAGGCCCCGTATTTACTGGCTGAAGCCCTGCTTTCGATTGCCGTGCCGTCACCAAAATGCTATGTTGGGATGGGTTTTTTCACGTCGTAAAAGCGCAAACTTTCATCCTCCCCCCGCTCACTTTTTCCTCCCCTGCCGCCTCACTGCCTACAGCTCGTCGCCTCAAATCGCGTACGTTGCAAACCTCGATTACTGTATGCGCATACAGTATTTATAAGCAGTCAATAGCATGACCCTCTTAGAACTCAAAACGGCTTGGCTCGCCAAATGGCGTCTGATTCTTGACGACGGCCTTAGCCGAATGGATAACCCCGAGGCTCACAGATCTATGTGCAGGTGGGAAACCAAGGGCATGCTGGAGGCAGGGGTGATTGATCAAATGGAAAAGATGGAAATGGACGAGTTGGCTGACGCGGCCTATTGGCATGCCGTCGAAGAACTGGCTACCGACGTTGAGGGATACATGTTTGGTGGACACTACGATGTAGTGCGCAGAGCCGGATCGGAGTGCATTGGGCAGATAATGTCCAACACGTACTATTCAGTCACCGGCCCTGGTGCCTGTGGGTTTGATGGAAAGGTGGTTGGCACCAACCGTGACCGTCGCCTGGAATTTCGCAATAGCAATAAAGCCTGGGCTATAGAGGGGCTGCTGCTTATCGCACCATCCGGTGAGCTGTACGACTTGGTGCAGACTGCACAAGTTATCAATGGGAAGGTTTATCCAATCATCTGCGACGCTGACACCTACCGGGCGGTGGTAGATTGCGCCCAGGTCGCCTTGGAGGAGCATGATTTTGAAAGTTACCGCAAGGCCAGGCCCCTACTGCAATGCGCCCAATTCACCAAGTGCGCCGCTTGTTTGGACCAGTTCGTGCTGCGAGAAGACTGCCTGAAGTGTTCAGGTCAGGGTTTTCTATCTAGGAACCCAAATCAGCCAAGCTCATCGGCGTAGGCAGCAGCCGCCTCCTCGCTTAACTCGCGCCACTCTACCTTGCTGACAAGGCCTCGCTGAGCAAGGTGATCGGCTACAAGACAACGAAAATCGTATCTTTCTTCCGGCGTGGCCGAAAAAAAGGAGCAAGCTTTGCGGCTTCCACCAAAAACCCCAATCTCTTTAATTTTCAGAATATACCCCGCCATGACGAATCTCCCTGCTTGATGTCAAAATTCTAGAGAGGGGTCGGGGCGCGGCCGTTCATTGAAATCGACGAACGGAAATAGATATGTGTGGAAGGCTCTCGCAGTACAGCGGCATCCACGACTTCGTCGCGGCATTAAGCATGCCCAACGCGCTGGTTAATTCCGTAGGGGATCTGCCGCTTGACCGCTATAACGTCGCTCCTACGACCCAGGTTGCACTACTGCATTTGCAGGGCGAGCTGCTTCACGCCGACCCAGTGCGCTGGGGCTGGCGACCGCACTGGGCAAAGGACCGAGCCGCGCCAATCAATGCCCGAGTTGAGAAGGTCGCTCATGGGCCATTCTTCCGCTCGATCTGGCCGCATCGCGCAATCGCGCCAATAGATAACTGGTTTGAATGGGTCGATGAAGGCGGGCCAAAAAAACAGCCCTACCTGATCCGTAGACGGGATGGCGCGCCGGTGCTATGTGCATCCATCGGCCAGCTACCTGACCCCGATGAGGGGCCAGGCGAGCATGACGGGTTCGTGATTATCACTGCCGACAGTGCCGGCGGCATGGTGGACATTCACGACAGAAGGCCCGTGGTGTTGACCCCGGACCTGGCCCGTGAATGGCTGGACCCGGCAACGCCCAAGGAGCGTGCCGAGCAGATGGTGTTGCACCAGGGCGAGCCGTCCGAGTCCTTTGAATGGTTCAAGGTTGACGTCGCGGTGGGCAACGTGAAGAACAAACAGGCCGGTTTGATCCAGCCCTTGAGTTAGAAAAGTCCGCCGAAGGCGTTGGGCTCCCAGTTCATGATCACCAGCTCGCCGCTAACTTCGGCCTTCGCCTGGCGTTGATTGGCCGTGCTGTATCGAATATCCACCGTTTCGAAGTGGAATCCCTCAAACACCCGCCTGATATCGGGGTGATCGTTGATGCTCACCATCACCTTGCCCTTGCAACGCCGCATGAACTCGGCCATCCGCTCATAGTTTTCGAAGGGGAAGTCCACGCCATAGCCGGCGGTCTGCCAATACGGTGGGTCCATGTAATGGAAGGTATGTGGCCGGTCATAGCGCTCGGCGCACTCAAGCCACCCGAGATTCTCGACGTAGGTACCGGACAAGCGTTGCCAGGCTGCAGACAGGTTCTCCTCGATCCTCAGCAGGTTGATGGCCGGCCCCGTCGTTGCGGTACCGAAAGTTTGCCCACTGACCTTCCCGGCGAAAGCGTGATGCTGCAGGTAGAAGAACCGGGCCGCGCGCTGGATGTCGGTAAGGGTTTCGGGCCGGGTCATTTTCTGCCATTCAAAGACCTGCCTGGAGCTGAGCGCCCATTTGAACTGGCGCACGAACTCTTCCAGGTGGTTCTGCACGACGCGGTACAGCGTCACCAGGTCGCCGTTGATATCGTTGAGAACTTCAACCGGCGCAGCTTGGGGCCGCATGAAGTAAAGCGCGGCGCCACCAGCAAAAACCTCGACATAGCATTCATGGGGTGGAAACAGTGGTATTAGACGATCTGCCAAGCGGCGCTTGCCGCCCATCCAAGGGATAATTGGTGTGCTCATAAGTGATCCTTGTTTTGAAAATTGGATTCGCTTAGGCTTCGCACCCCCTGCGCAGTGGGGCGAGGCCTTGGTTGGAGCACTCGGCGTGTTCGAGTGACTCAGCGTCGAACCGATGTTGACGCACCGGTTCGTCGCCTCGTTTACTGCGCAGGGGGTTTTAAGCCCCTACGGGAATTTCATAAGGTTTGAAGCGCACGACCTCCTCCCCAAGCCACTCATTCACCTGCGCCATACGCGCCTGAATCGGCTCCAGTTCATTGGCCGCGTAGATCTGCGCCGCTTCCCTGATTGATCCAAACCCACCCGCGTTTTGCGGCACGATGCCCATCAGCTGCGGCGGAATACGCAAGCTGGCCAGCACGTCATCGCGGGTCTGATTTTTTATCGAGTTGAATTCATCCTTGGCTGTCACTTCGCTGACCGGAATGATCTGCAGCCCGTCTTTTTTGCCGTTGGGCGAGTACACAAACAGGTTGCGGAAGTTGCCAGGCCCCTTGGAGTCCTTCAACGCCTTGCGTAGGGAGTCGACGTCCGCTTCGTTCTGCGCGGCGTCGGTCATGTAAAGAATGAAACCGGCATGACTGCCGTTCTCGTAATACTTGCGACGGAAAAGCGTGGCTGACTCATTCAACAATGCCGACTGCAGGGCGCTGATCCACTCGGGCAGGCCGTAGACTTCCTGGTGCAGATCCGCCTCCCGGAGATGGAAAACGGTGCCTGGCTCAAATTCATGCTCTTGCTTCCAGCCCTGGACCATGAACTGCCGGCCGTCCTTGCCCTGGCGCATGTACTTCGCCAGGGGTGGCACCAGCTCGCGCACCGGACCAAGCATTGAGCGCCGGGCCTCCAGATAACCGTTTCCAAGGCACAGGAAGTCCAGGGCGAACTGTTCGAACGCCGCGCGCGATAGCAGCCGATGCGGGATGAAGGTCTTGCTCAACAGGTTGCGCTTGAACATTAAGCCCGAGTGCAGATGCACGCTGGATCCCACCGACCGTGCCAGCCCATCCAAAGACAGCGGGGGCTCGTACCAGCGCCCGTTAAACCAGCACTCCAGATAATCGAACACCTCCCGACCGCTCAGTACGGGTGACGGGTCGCCGAAGCTGAACGCCTCCATCTTGCTATCACTGCGCGGGATAAACTCTTGCGTTACCACGCCGGGTGCCTGAGCCAGTTGCTTGTTATTTCTGCGGCGGTTCGACATCAAAAAATCTCCATCCGCCCGGTGTTGGCAGAGGTCTGCCCCTCCAGCGGTTCGTTGTGCAATGCGTGAAAGAGCGCCCATGCCAGATCGGCGTGGCCGGTGTTGTCGTTGCGGCCGGCGGTGTAGGTGAATTGGCGACCGCCTGCGGTGATGGTCTTGCGGATCGCCATCAGCGACTGCGCCATGTCGGTCCAGCCAGCGTCGAACTCCAGCCGGCCCCGGTGGATCACGTCGTAAGCCTTCAGCACCAGGCGCGTCTTGACCTCGGGCGAATAGCTGAACGTGGTGACATTGGGGAAGAATTGGCGCACCAGCTGCGCCACGCCGCTGCCCAGGCCGGTGACGTCGATCCCGATATACGTCACCCAGTAGCGGTCGCAGACGGCTTTAATCACGCTGGCCTGCGCCGCGAAGTCCATCCCACGGAATTGGTGACGTTCCAACACCCGGAATTTGCCGCCCGGTACCAGCGGCGGCGCGACCACCACCAGGCCGGAGCAGTCGCCGGTTTCCGCAGGGTCATAGCCCACCCACACCTGACGATCACCAAACGGGCGCATGGCAAACGGCTTGTAGTCCTCGGCCCACTCGACCCAGCTGTCGACCATGCAAGGCTGCAGCACCGTCAGCGGGAAAATGCTCGCCCCGTCGTCAACGAACTCGCACATCAGCAGGTTGGCGAACGCCTCGGGACTGTACTCGCGGCGCAGTTCCTCAATATCGAACAGGTCGCAGCCGCCCTGCTCCGCGTCGAGAATGGTGACGATCTGGCGCCACAACCGGTCCTCGCAGAATCGCCCTTGCTGGAGCGCACCATGGGAAACATCAACCTTGGTGTGTTGCGCCGCCGGCTTGCCCTTATTGAATCGCTCGCCAGTCCAGAATGTGTAGGCCTCATGAGCCATGGTCGAGGGCGTCGAGAAGTAGGTTTTGCGCCACTTCTTGTGCATCGCCATACCCGACGCGACTTTGTTCAGCTCTTCGAATTTGAACGTCCAGAAGAATTCGTCAAAGTAGAAATTGCCGTGATAGCCCTGGGCGGTGCGCGCATTGGTACCGAGAAAAAACAGCTCGGCGCCATTGGGCAAGACAATGGGATCGCCGGTCAGCTCAACACCAATGACCTCGCGGGCAAACGCCTGGATGTATCCCCGAAACAGGTAAGCCTGGTTCTTCGAAGCCGACAGGAATATCTGATTGCGCCCGGTCTCCAGCGCATCAATGAACGCCTCGCGAGCAAAGTAGTAAGTGGCGCCGATCTGCCGGCTTTTGAGGATTACGCGAGTGCGCTGGTTTCCCGCCCGATACCAATCTTTCTGGTAGTCGAAACACCCATCGATAAACGCTTCGCGCAGCAGCTCGATCTGGTCTTCGCTGATGTCGTTTTTTGGCGTCTTCTTCTTCGGCCCTTCGTTGCGCTTGGCAAGGTTGGGGTTGAGTTCGGTTTCGGTACCGCCCCCCTGAAAACGCTGAATGCGCGCCTGGCGCTCCAACTGCCGGTGCAACAGGTCAATTTCCTTGAAGTCACCGCCGCTCTTGCCTTCCTTGAGGATCAATTGCACCAGGCGCGCTTCCAGTGCGCCCCCAATCCGCTCAACGTTGTCGGCCCGGTCCCACTCGTCACGGGCCTTCCAGCTGTGTAGCGTTTTTTCCTTTTCGCCCGTAGCCTCGGCAATCTCGCAGATACGCCAACCCATCCAATAGAGGAACTTGGATTGGCGTCTGGGATCGATGGGGAGCAGTTCGGTCGTAGTCATGGCCGCGATGCTGCCGCTCTGGCCTGCGACTCAGTAGCGCCGCCCCTTGTAGATCCGCCCTCTACAATCTCGTCCCGTTGCCGCAACTCGCGCGCGTCACGACCATGCCCCTCATTGCAACGCACTTAGCGCCCAACGCATTGAGGATTCCAGGCATGAAGAAATTTCGCAGTAATTGGTTCCGTGTCGCCGTCGAGGGCGCTACCTCGGACAAGCGCACCATCAAACGCAGTTGGCTGGAACAGGCGGCGAAAAACTTCAACCCATCCACCTACGGCGCCCGGATCTGGCTGGAGCACTTCCGCAGTTTGCTGCCAGACAGCCCGTTCAAAGCCTACGGCGACGTGCTCGCGGTCAAGACCGAAGAAGTGGAAATCAACGGTCAGAAGAAGCTGGCCCTGTTTGCACAGGTCGAGCCGACGCCCGACCTGATCGCTATGAACAAGGCCAAGCAGAAGATTTACACCTCCATCGAAATCGACGACAGCTTCTCGGATACGGGCGAGGCGTACATCGTCGGCCTGGCTGTGACCGATTCCCCGGCCAGTCTGGGCACCGACGTGCTGTCCTTCTCGGCGCAGAAACCAGAATCCAGCCCATTCAAAGACCGCCACTACTCGGCGACGTCGATGTTCACCGAGGCCGTTGAAACGGAACTGCGGTTTGAAGAAGTCGAAGACAAGCCCAGCCTCAGCGCCCAGCTTTTCAGCAAGGTCCAGGCGCTGCTGGGCGGTAAACAGGCGAGGGACGATGCAGAGTTCGCCCAGATCGGCCAGGCCGTCGAAGCGATCGCCGACCACGTCAAAGACCTGCCGGATCAAATTGCCGCAGAGAAGAAATTCTCCGGTGAACTGAACACCAAGGTCGAGCAGCTCAGCAGAGACCTGGTCGAGCTGAAAACGACCCTCGGCAACACACAAGACCACTCCCAAGCCCAGCGCCCACCGGTAACCGGCGGCGGCAAACAAGCCCTGGCTGAATTCTGACCTGCGGCCTCAACCGCCCAGCCCCCTATCGGAGACACCCATGCGTAACGACACTCGAAAACTCTTCACCGGCTACCTCGCCCAAGTGGCACAGATCAACGGCGTCGAATCGGCCACCGCCACGTTTAGCGTGGACCCGACTATCCAGCAGCGCCTGGAAACCAAGATTCAGGAATCGAGCGAGTTCCTGACCAAAGTCAACGTCATCGGCGTCGACGAACAGGAAGGCGAGAAGGTCGGTTTAGGCGTCGGCGGCACCGTTGCCAGCCGCACCAACACCAAGGTCAAGAAGCGTGAGCCCAGCAGCATTGGCACCCTGTCCAGCGACAAATACCGGGCAGAGCAGACCGACTTTGACACCTACGTCAGTTACAAGCAGCTCGACGCCTGGGCGAAGTTCCCTGACTTCCAAACTCGTCTTGCCAGCGCAATTGCCCAACGTCAGGCGCTCGACCGTATCCAAATCGGTTTCTACGGCACTTCGGCCGCCGAACAAACCGACCGCACCGCGCACCCATTGCTGGAAGACGTCAACATCGGTTGGCTCCAGCAGTACCGCACTCACGCGCCTGACCGAGTGCTGAAAGAAGGTGCTGTCGCCGGCAAGATCACTATCGGCAAAACCGGTGATTTTAAGAACATCGACGCCCTGGTCTACGACGCCATCCAGCTGCTTGACCCCTGGTATCGCCGTAACCCCGGCCTGGTAGTGCTGACTGGTCGCGAGCTGGTCCACGACAAGTTCTTGGCCTTGGTCAATAAGGACCAGGACGCGACCAACACCCTGGCGAGCGATCTGATCATCTCGCAACGCCGCGTCGGTGGCCTGCCCCTGTACGAAGTGCCGTATATGCCGGAAGGCGCCATCCTCATCACCACCTTCGCCAACCTGTCGGTGTACTGGCAGATCGGTGGGCGCCGCCGCTACCTCAAAGAGGAGCCGGAGTGGAACCGCGTCAGCAACTTCGAATCGTCGAACGAGGCATATGTGGTCGAGGAATACGGCCTTGGTTGCCTGCTGGAAAACATCACCCCAGTCGAAGAAGCCGGCAGCGAGGGTTAACCCCATGGCACTCAGCATCGCTCAAGCCCACCAGCGCCGCGCACGCGCGGCCATGGAGGCAGCTAAAACGGCACCACAGCAATCCATGGCCGGTGCCACCGCCTACGAGCACCAACTGAATCAGCTGCTGCAGGACCGCTTGCGCTTGAAGGCCATCCAGTCCAACGAAGGCAAGGCCGCACTCAAACTGCAACTGCTGCCTGAGTACATCCCGTATGTAGAGGGTGTGCTCCAGGCTGGCAACGGCGCCCAGGACGACGTGATGACTACCGTCATGATCTGGCGCATCGATGTCGAGGACTACAGAGGCGCCCTGGACATTGCCGACTACGTGCTCAAGCACAAGCTGATCATGCCGGACCGTTTCGAACGCACTACCGGTTGCCTGGTGGCGGAAGAAATCGCCACTGCAGCACTGAAAGCTCAAAAGGCCAATGGTTCTTTCGACTTGGCGATCCTGCACCGCACGGTAGAGCTGACCGAAGACGAGGACATGCCCGACCAAGCCCGCGCCAAGCTGTTCCTGGCGACCGGCCGCGCCACCCTGAATGGCATCACCGCCGAGGAACCCGGTCAACCGGGGCAGATCCAGGCGGGCATTGATTTGCTCAAGCGCGCCATCGAGTTGCACGACGGATGCGGCGGCAAAAAAGATTTGGACGGCGCCGAACGCCTCCTGAAAAAACACGCTGCCACCGGCAGCTAACCGAGCGTCCCCACGCACCCCGCCGGCTCGGGGCGGATCGGCCAGGCCGCTCCTCCTGAACGTGAAGCCCCGACCACCGGCGATCTATCGGAGCCGTCATGAACACCGCCTTTGCCAATCCCTACCAGAGTGCTTTCACCCCTACGGAATCCGAACGACGCATGTCTGCAGCGGCTGAACAGTACGTCGCTGAAACAGAGGCATACGACCGCACCGTCTGCACTGGCCCCGTCATACGCGGCGCCATCATGCCTGCCAACTCGCACGAACGGGGCCTTTCGAATCGCAACGCTGTGCGGGCGTTTGGCTACCTCTGCACGCAACATCCCGAATTCACAACGCAGCAGATCCGGCGTGAGATTACCCGCGCGGACAGCCGGGGTCCTTCCCTATGAGCGCATTTGTAGCCAGCGGCACCGTCGCCAGCGGCCACGTCAACACCGACCCGTTCTGGCCGTCGATTGATCTGGATAGCCTGCGCGCCACCCTGCGCATCGACTCCAGCGTCACCCCAGCTCGTCTGGAAACCGCCGTGATCGCTGCCGCCATCAACCTCAACCGCGAGTTAAGCGACTGGCGAACGGCTCAGCAAGCCGCCGGTTACACCACGTTGGAAGAGGTCCCAGGTGATCGCATCAAAGACGTATCAGTACAGGCCCACCTCTATCGTCGTGCGATCGAGGCAGGAACTGGTGCCGAAGTATGCGAGCGCTACCGCGACTACAGCGCCACCAACACCGGCAACAAACAGGCCGAAGAGGTCGCACCCACCATTGACGACTACCGCCGCGACCTGCGCTGGGCCATCCGTGATTTTCTCAGGAAAAGCCGCACTACCGTGGAGCTGATCTGATGGCCGTCGCCGTCCGCGCCAATCAAAACGACACCGTCGACGCCCTGTGCTGGCGGTATTACGGCCGAACCGCGGGCGTCACCGAAGCGGTGCTGCAGGCGAACCCCGGCTTGGCAGACAACGGCCCCGTCCTGCCGCAAGGTCTCGTTATCAACATGCCCGAAGCCCAGACCAGCGCGCCACAACGGCAGATGGTGAACCTATGGGACTGACCCACTGCTACCAAGGAAACCCACACCATGGCTGATCCGACTTCCAGCGTTGTGTCCGGCCTGCTCATTGGCTTGGGCCTGGCAAGCGTCACGCCAGTCATCGACGACGGGGCGCTGTTCGGCGCCATCCTCGGCGCTTGGCTGGTCACCAGCACCAAGCGCGACCTCAAGGTCTGGCAGCGCCTGGGCTCTCTGTTCCTATCGGCCGGGGTGGGATACCTGTTCGCCCCCATGGCCTTGCAAGCAATCCCGTTCATCACCAGCGGCGGTAGCGCTTTCCTCTGTGCCCTGGTGGTCATCCCGATCAGCATCAAACTGATGGTGTGGGTGGAAAAGGCGGATATCTGGGACATCTGGCGTCGCATCCGAGGGGGCACCTGATATGCCGAACATCGAACTGGCCGTGCAGTTGATCGCGGCAATCGCCTACTTGCTGAGCGCTCTGCGCCTGGCCTGTTACACCCGAGGTGAAGCGCGGTACCGGCGCAGCATCTCCCTGCTGGCAAGCCTGTTTGGCGGAGTGCTCTGCATCTGCGGTCTGGAAATCCTACTGGACCGTCAGCCGACGAGCTTCGGCCAGGCCACAGCCATCGTGCTGCTCTGCATCCTGATTTTCCGTTCACGCGGCAACGTCGCCGCCCTGTTGAGGCCCAGTGCATGACCACCACCCTTCGCCACGGCGACCGCTCGCAGGCGGTGCTTATTCTGCAAAAGAACCTCAACAGGTACGGTGCCAACCTGGTGCCGGACGGTCACTACGGTGACGCCACCGAGATTGCCGTACGCGCTTACCAGTTGAAAGTAGGCTTGGTAGCCGATGGCGTTGCCGGTACCAAGACCCAATCCAGCCTGGCAGGCGGCGACTGTGCCCAACTGCTGCGCAACCACGACCTGGTAACCGCTGCTGAACGCCTCGGCGTGCCGCTGGCTACTATCTACGCCGTCAACGAAGTGGAATCGAAAGGCAAAGGCTTCCTGGAAAACGGCAAGCCGGTGATCCTGTTCGAACGGCACGTCATGTACCGCCAGCTCGCGAAGGTTCGACACACCGGTGATGACCCGGCGCAGATCAAGCGTCACGCCGATGAACTCGCTGCAACCAATCCCGCCCTGGTCAACCCGAAGGCCGGTGGTTACATCGGCGGTACCGCCGAGCACCAACGCCTGGCCATGGCCCGCCAGATCGACGACACGGCCGCACTGGAATCGGCGTCCTGGGGCGCCTTTCAAATCATGGGTTACCACTGGCAACGTCTTGGCTACGCCAGCGTGCAGGAATTTGTGGCAGCAATGAGCGCCGGCGAATCGCAGCAATTCGACGCCTTTACCCGCTTCATCGAGACGGACCCGACGCTGCACAAGGCCCTGAAGGCCCGCAAATGGGCCGAGTTCGCCCGTCTCTACAACGGGCCGGACTATCTGCGGAACCTTTACGACACCAAGCTTCAGCGAGCGTACGAGCGGCACGCCAACTGCGAGTGCGGGAAAGGGGTGGCGGCATGATCGACTTCGAAGCGGTTCAAAAACTGAGGGTGCAGGACGGTGACCTTTTGGTGGTGCCGGAATCGACCGAACAGGAAGACATGGTGCGGCTGGCCGAGTGCATCCAGCTGATGAACAACGCAAGGGCAGTAATCGTACGCGGCCCGATTAAACAGCTCGACACCGCTGCCATGAACAAACTCGGCTGGTACCGGGCGTGAGCACCCTGCGCCAGGCTCTGTACGGCATTGCGCTGCTCGGTGCCCTGGCGCTGCTGATCTGGGGCCAGCAACAGCGCATAGACGCCGCCGAGGGCAAAGCCGCGCGGGCAAATGACGCCGCCAAAACAGCCCGCGAAGACGCGAACCGTAACCTGGCCACCGTCAACACTCTCACCACCACCCTGCAGCAGGAACGCGAAAGCCAGTCCGCTCTGCGCGCCCAGCAGGACCAGCTGCGCCAGGCCCTGGCAAAGCGCGCACGAACCATAGAGGAACTGAAACGTGAAAACGACGAACTACGCGACTGGGCTGCTCGGCCTCTCCCTGACGCTGCTCGCCGGCTGCGTGAACGCCCCGCCCTCACAGGCGCCGCAGCTTACCGTGACTGGCTGTCCGGCCGTGGTGCCGTGCCAGCTGCCGGCGACAAGCCCGCTCGTTAATGGCGACCAGTTGACCGACCAGGACCGCGTCGAAGCCGCCTGGGCCGAGTGCGCAGCCCAAGTCGACATGGTCTACAAACACCAGCAGGCCCAACCATGAACAAGCACGAAAGCCTGCGCGCTCACCTGCTGGCCACCGTTGCCGACTTGAAGCACAACCCCGACCTGTTGCTGATCTTCATCGACAACGGCAAGGTGCGCTGCACCGCTGCGGCGACCCTTTCTTTTGAGTACAGCTACGATCTTCAGATCATCTTGACCGCCTTTGCGGGTCACCCTGACAGCGTCATGCTGCCCGTACTGGGTTGGATCAGCATCAACCAACCGGAGCTGCTGGAAAACTACGAAAAAATGCAGACCGGTATTCAGTTCGAGGCCGACATTCTTGATAAAGAAAAAGTTGATCTCGGCCTCACATTGCGCCTGACGGAACGGGTGGTGGTGGGCAAAGACGCTCAAGGCAACACCACCGTTAAACATGCCGGCGAGCCGCAACGTGTTGCGGGCTACCTCGATCCTAATTGGGTACCAGGCTCCGAAGGCAACGCCAGCGAATGGACGGTTCCCGATGACAAATAAGCTGGAAGCTCTAGAGATCTGGGCGTCCGGCCTGTTGGAACAGCTCCAGCCAGGCGCCCGCAATCAACTCGCACGCTCCATCGGCCAGGAACTGCGGCGCAGCCAACAAAAGCGCGTACTGACACAGCAAAACCCGGATGGCAGCAAGTTCGCACCACGGAAAAAGCGGGACTTGCGCGGCAAGCAAGGCCGTATCCGGCGTAAGGTTGAGATGTTCAAAAAGTTGCGCACCGCGACCTATATGAAGGCCCGAGGCGACAGCAATGCCGTGACGGTGGGGTTTACCGGGCGGATCTCCCGCATCGCTAGGGTTCACCAGTTCGGATTGAAGGACCGCGCGGAGCGAGACGCGCCCGAAGTGCGCTATGAACAGCGTGAGGTATTGGGCTTTACGGACGAAGACCTCGATTTGATACGCGACAGCTTATTGGCCCACCTGACACTGTAAGCCCCCTTCCTACAAGGCGCCGTAGCTGCGCCCGCACGCGCGTGGCGCCACCATCGGCGCCATGAACGATTTAGCCGCCCTCGCCCGCCTGCTCGAAAACCTCATCCGCTTCGGCGTCATCGCCGCCGTGCAGATGGAGCCACCGCGCGTGCAGGTAACAACCGGAAAGCTGACCACCGCCTGGCTACCTTGGCTTGCATGGCGCGCCGGAGCAGACCGTGAATGGGACCCGCCCACTATCGGCGAACAGGTGATCCTGCTCAGCCCATCCGGCCAGCTCGCCAACGGGATAGCCGTGACAGGCGTATTCAGTGACCACATCCCCGCCAACGGCAACCGCGAAGGCCTGCACCGTCGTACCTACGCGGACGGCACGGTGATCGAGTACGACAGCGTGGTCCACCATCTCAACGCCACACTGGCCGACGGTGGCACCACCAATCTGATCAGTACCGGGGGCATCAATCTGGTCGGCGACATCACACACAAAGGCGACTACATCCAGACCGGGAATCAGACCGTCACCGGTCGGGTTGACGTGTCAATTGACGTGGTCGCAGCCGGCGTCAGCTTGGTCAAACACCCGCACGCCGGCGTCAAGGCCGGTAGCGACCAATCCGGGGTGCCCATCCCATCATGAATCGACACACCGGCGGCGCCATCAGCGAGCGCGAGCACATCAGTCAGGCGATCACCGACATCCTGACCACCCGCATCGGCACGCGGGTAATGCGCCGCGAATACGGCAGCTTGGTGCCCGAGCTGGTAGACCACCCCTTCAACGACGTCAACCGTCTGCGCGTCTACGCGGCCACCGTCATGGCCCTTATGCGCTGGGAAACCCGCATCAGCCTGAGCCGTGTGCAGTTCGCGGGAGCAAATATGGAGGGCCAGGCCTCGATCGATCTGGAGGGCACTGTGGTGGATACCAATGAGCCGTTGAGCCTCAGCGTGCCGCTGCAGCTGGGAGGCAGTGTATGAACAGTTTCGCCGCCATCGACCTCAGCCAGCTGCCACCGCCGCAGATCGTCGAGCAGATCGACTTCGAACAGATTCTGGCCGAGCGAAAGGCGTACATGATCAGCCTCTGGCCGGCCGAAGAGCAGGCCCAGATCGCGGCACGCCTGGAGATAGAGTCGGAGCCGCTCACCAAGCTGCTGCAGGAAAACACCTACCGCGAGACCGTATGGCGTCAGCGGGTCAACGAAGCGTCGCTTGCCAACCTGCTCGCCACCGCGCGGGGCACTGACCTGGAACAGTTAGCTGCAAACTTCAACGTCAAGCGATTGGTGATACAGGAAAGCAAAGCCAACGCTGTGCCTCCGATCCCAAAGCTGATGGAAGGCGACGATAGCCTGCGCGAACGCGCGCAGATGGCCTGGGAAGGGTTGAGCACTGCCGGCCCGCGCAACAGCTACATCTTCCACGCCAGGGCAGCGGACGGTCGGGTAGCCGACGCCACCGCCGAAAGCCCCTCGCCTGCCGTCGCCGTGGTCACGGTTCAGTCATTGCTGGGCGATGGCACGGCGCCCCCCGAGTTGCTTGCCGCCGTCAACGCTTACTTGAGCGACGATGACCGCCGGCCGGTGGCCGACCGTCTCACTGTCCAGGGCGCGCAGATCCTGAATTACCAGGTCAAGGCCAAGCTCTATTTGCTGTCGAGCGGCCCCGAGTCTGAACCTATCCTGGCTGCTGCAGAACAGCGGCTGCAGGCCTACGTTCATCAACGGCGGCGTTTGGGCATGGAGGTTTCGGAATCGGCCCTCCATGCTGCGCTCCACGTCGAAGGCGTGCGCAAAGTCGAACTGGAGGACTGGGTGGACATCGTCGCGACCAAGGCTCAAGCGCCTTATTGCACCGGCATCACATTGAACCGGGGCGCCGAGTAATGGCAGCGCAACAGTTGCTTCCGGCGAACTCCACGCCGCTGGAGCGCCAGGCGGCTCAGGCGCTCGCGCAGATCCAGCGCGTGCCGATCCCCCTGCGTCAACTGTGCAACCCGGATACATGCCCGGTGGAGCTGCTGCCTTATCTGGCATGGGCCTTTTCGGTCGACCGGTGGGACGGCAAATGGAGCGAGGCAGCTAAACGCGCAGCCATCCGGTCATCGCATTACATTCATTCACGTAAAGGCACCATCGGCGCTCTGCGTCGCGTGGTGGAACCACTCGGCTACCTGATTGAAGTGCTTGAGTGGTGGCAAACCACGCCGAACGGCGTACCGGGCACGTTCGCCATAAAGGTGGGTGTGCTGGAAACCGGCATTACCGAAGAGATGTACCAGGAACTGACCTGGCTCATTGATGATGCCAGGCCAGTTACGCGCCATCTTACCGGCCTTGCCATCAGTCTCGAGACCACAGGAAGCATCCACATTTTCGCGAGCACCTACGACGGCGACGAGATCGACGTCTATCCGCCGGTCCTTCGCGACATCGAGATCACGGGCGTTATCGGTGCCGTGGGTCGGGAACACACCATCGACACCCTCGAAACCTATCCGCCGATCCCAGGCGCTATCGACCTTGCGTGCTACGTCGGCGTGGCGGGTCGTGAACATTCCATCGACACCTTGGACATCTATCCATGATCAACTCCAACTCTCAGTTTTTTGCGATTCTCACGGCCATAGGTGAAGCCAAGCAGGCCAATGCGGACGCGCTCGGCATTCCTTGGAAGCTAACGGACATGGGGGTTGGTGACGCAAACGAAACTAATCCAGTACCGGATCGCAACCAAAAAAAGTTAATCAACGAACGACGCCGGAGGCCGTTGAATAAACTCACAATTGACCCGGCCAACCCGAACATCCTTATCGCCGAGCAGATCATCCCGGCGGAAGATGGCGGGTGGTGGATCAACGAGATCGGGCTCTATGACGCTGATGGCGACTTAGTCGCCGTGGCGAACTGCGCACCTACCTATAAGCCCCTGATGTCCCAAGGCTCCGGTCGGACACAGGTGATACGCATGAACTTCATCGTATCCAGCGCGGCAAACGTGGTGCTGATGATCGATCCGGCAGTCGTGCTCGCCACTCGCAAGTTCGTGACGGACTCCATCACTGACGCCATCAATCAGCAGGATGTGAAGCAGTCGGTGCTGGTAGCGACCACCGGCCCAGTAGTCCTGGCCGGTGCGCAGACCATCGACGGCGTGGCAGTGCCGGTGGGTTCGCGGGTGTTGGTGAAAGACCAGGCCCAGGGCAAAGACAATGGCTTATACCTCACCACCGCCGAAATCTGGACCCGTACTGCGGATGCTGATATCGGCGCGGAGGTGACACCTGGTTTGTTGGTTCACGTTGAGCGCGGCGCCGCCAATGGCGACACGCTCTGGCAGTTGATCACCGACGCGCCGATTGTGTTGGGCACCACGCCTCTCTCGTTTCAATGGGCAGGTGGGCAGAACGCCCCAACCCCGCCGGTTAATGACCGATCGAAGCGGGTGGCGAACACCGAGACAGTGCGCAACCAGATCGAGAGCCCACTCCAGCAGTTCCCAGTGCACGTATTCCGCAAGAACCGGTTGGTCAACGGTGCATTCCAGATTTGGCAGCGGGGCAAGTCAGGCGTCGTCGGAAAAGCCAACGGTGACCCCGAAAGCACGTTCGGCCCGGACCGCTGGATGATTTACAGCCCAAAAAACGCAACCTGTAACTGGAGCCAACTGCCCCTCGAGCAGGACGCCAATATCAACGAAGCAAAATTTGCCCTGAGACTTTCGCGCCAGGGTGAAGGCCAGGGCTGGAACCTCAGTCAGCGTATCGAAAACGTCGAAACACTGGCCGGCGGGAAGGTCACGGTCTCGTTTTATATGAAAACCAGCGTTCCACATACGTGTGCGGTGATTCTTCGCCAGAACTTTGGAGTGAACTCAACCGAGCCGAACGTCGATGTGGGCACCTCGGTGGAGCTGACAACGGTATATAAAAAATACGTCGTCACCCTCGACCTGGGCGGCGTGGTGAACAAGAACAAGGGCGTCGCCAATGACTTCCTGGAAGTTATCTTTGCCAGTTGGGGAACTGGTGCCCATTACACGGACATTACCAACGTTCAGATCGAGTCCGGCAGCGTGGCGACTCCGTACGATTACAGGACGCACCAGGAGGAGTACCGCGCATGCCTGCGCTACTTCGAAAAGTCGTTCCTGCAGGACCACCCCCTTAAGTCGAACAACGGTCCTTCCACCTGCATCGCCAGCTTCACGCAATCCGCAGCAGCGCAGTCCTCACAGTCGGCTTTGCGTATGGACTTCAGGGAAGTGAAACGCGTTGTGCCTACGTTGAGATTGTTCTCCCCTGGTGAGCAGACCTCTGAAGTGTGGGCGCAATCGCTCGGCAGGCCCTGCACGCAGACCAATATCCAGAGCTTATGGGCTACAGGCTTCGCATTGTCTTGCGTGCCGCCAAGCGGCTCTGTCCCCGGCTTCACCCTTCAGATCGAGTGGACCGCCGACGCGGAACTTTGAGGTAATGACAATGAATGATCTTGCGTACAGATTTACGGTAGCCGGCGTTCAGCGAATGCCCGACCTGGTGTTTGTCCCGGACGACATGGGCAACAAGGACTGGGTGTCCTACTTAGAATGGGTTGCCGATGGGGGGCAGACGCTACCTAAATCGACTGTTGAAGAAGCGGCCAATGAAGAGCGGCGCTGGCGAGACTCAGAGCTACTTGACCTCGTCTGGCTGCGAGATCGCCACCGTGATCAGGCGGAGATGGGCGCCGACACAACGCTCACCGCCGAACAATACGCTGAATTGCTAAGCTACATGCAGCAGCTGCGCGACTGGCCTCAATCGGACAACTTCCCCGATACCGGCAAACGTCCAGTACCACCAGCCTGGATTAAAGACCAGGCTCGATAAAACTCCCCCTGTAAACGCGGCCCCTACAAGGTGCCGCGCTCGCCCAGCCGGCGCGCGCGCGGCAACCTCTGCACTGTCATTCCATCACAGCGCAGGCACCAACACATGGCCGATTATCTCCACGGCGTGCGGGTCATCGAACTCAACGACGGCACCCGCCCCATTCGCACTATTCCCACCGCAGTTATCGGCATGGTTTGCACGGCTGAAGATGCGGACCCACTCGTTTTCCCTCTGGACACGCCCGTCCTGATCACCAACGTGCAGACTGCCGTCGGCAAAGCCGGCGTAAAGGGCACCCTGGCGGCGAGCCTGCAAGGCATCGCCGACCAGACCAAGCCCTATGTCATCGTCGTGCGGGTCAAAGAAGGTGCCGACGAAGCGGCCACTACCAGCGCCCTGATCGGCGGCACCACACCGACCGGCCAGTACACCGGCATGAAAGCCCTGCTCGCCTCCAAGTCTCGCGTGGGCATGGCCCCGCGCATCCTCGGCGTGCCTGGCCTGGACAGTTTGCAGGTGGCCACCGCACTCGGCGCCATCGCCAAAGACCTCCGCGCCTTTGCCTACGTCAGCGCCTGGGGCTGCAAGACCAAGGAAGAGGTGGTCGCTTACCGCGCGAACTTCGGCGCCCGCGAAATGATGGTGATTTGGCCGGACTTCCAGAACTGGGACACCGTCGCCAACAAGACCACCATCGCCTCGGCTGTGGCCCGTGCGCTTGGCCTGCGCGCCAAGATCGATCAGGAGACAGGCTGGCATAAAACCCTGTCCAACGTGGCCGTCAGCGGCGTGACCGGTATCAGCGCCGACGTGTTCTGGGATCTGCAAAACCCGGCCACGGACGCCAACTACCTGAACAGCAACGACGTCACCACCCTGATCAACGCCAACGGCTTCCGCTTCTGGGGTAGCCGCACCTGCAGCGATGATCCGTTGTTCGCCTTCGAAAACTACACCCGCACCGCGCAAATCATCGCCGACACCATGGGCGAAGCGCACATGTGGGCTATCGACAGGCCTATGCACGCCTCCCTGGTACGCGACCTGGTCGAAGGCGTGAACGCCAAGATGCGCGAGCTGAAGTCCCAGGGCTATCTGATCGGCGGCAGTTGCTGGTATCCCGACGACGTCAACACCAAGGACACCCTTAAGGCCGGCAAGCTGTGGGTCGATTACGACTATACCCCTGTGCCCCCGCTTGAAGACCTCACCTTCCGCCAGCGAATCACCGATCGTTACCTGATCGACTTCGCCAAGGGCATCAACAGCTAGACCGGGCCTCCCCGCAAGGGGAGTTCACCCTGACCCCGTATCCCGGAGAACACCGCCATGGCAATGCCACGCAAGCTGAAAAACCTCAACCTGTTCAATGACGGCAACAGCTACCTCGGCTTGGTGAAGTCTCTCACCCTGCCCTCCCTCGGCCGCAAGATGGAAGCCTATCGCGGCGGCGGCATGAATGGCCCGGTCAAGGCTGACCTGGGCATGTCCGACGACGGCATCCAGTTCGAATGGAAGACCGGCGGCCTCGATCTGATCTCTCTGCGCCAGTTCGGCGCGGTCAACGCCTCCAGCGTGGCCCTGCGATTCTCTGGCCCGTATCAGCAGGACGACACGGGCGAAGTCAGCAGTGTGGAAGTGGTTGTGCGCGGTCGCCACGAAACCATCGAAATGGGCGACGCCCAGCCCGGTGAGGACACTGAGCACTCCATGACCACCACCTGCAGCTACTACAAGCTGACGGTAGATGGCGAAGAAATCATCGAAATCGACCTGCTCAACTTCGTCGAGAAGGTCAACGGCGTGGACATGCTGGAGAAGCATCGCACCGCCATGGGCATCTGACCCGTCCGTTCGATCGAGACTCACACTTTAATTACCAGGAGCAAATCCCATGAAGAACGAACCCATCGAACAGCCCGACGTGCAGCAGCTGGCCGACGACAACACCGTCATCCTCGACACGCCGATCCGTCGCGGCACCACTAACATCGAGAGCATCACCCTGCGCAAACCGAACTCGGGCGAGCTGCGGGGCGTGAGCCTGGTGGAGCTGCTGCAGATGGACGTTGGCAGTCTGATCAAGGTTCTGCCGCGCATCAGCTCGCCAAGCATCAGCGCCATCGAAGTTGCCGGCATGGACCCGGCCGACCTGCTGGCCTTGAGCAGCAAAGTCTCCGGTTTTTTGTTGCAGAAGTCGGCGAAGACGGATGCATCCCTCGTCGCGTAGAGGACGCTATGGCTGATCTGGCCGTGGTTTTTCACTGGGCACCGGCTGATATGGATCAGTTGGGCCTGCAAGACCTGATGGACTGGCGCGAGCGCGCCAGGGTGCGGAGTTCCAACGATGGCGAATGATCTGAGACTTCAGGTGCTGCTCAGCGCCATCGACAAAGCCACAGGTCCGCTGAACAAAATCACGGGCGGTAGCAAGGAAACCGCCCGAGCCCTCAAAGCCGCTCGCGACCGCCTGAAAGAACTCAACACCCAGCAACGCGACGTCGGCGCCTGGCGCGAACTGCAGGCCGCCACCCGCGCGACATCCGAGGCGCTCGCCGCCAACAACACCAAGGTAGGCGAACTCGCCCGCGAAACGGCCAAAGTCCGGCAGCAGCTCGCGCCGACTCAGGCGCTGTTCGACAAGTCGCGGCAGAAGGTCGACGCGCTCAAAACCAGTCAGACCGACCTCAAGCGCGAACTCACCGGGACACGCAATGCCCTGGGGTTGATGAGCGACGAACACCGCCAATCAGCCAGCCAGATCGCTGCCCTCAATACCGTGATGCAAAAGGGCAATGCCCTGACCCGAGCACAGCACGACGAATACACCCGCCTCACGGCCGCACAGCGGGAGCGCAAGACCCAGCTGGACCAGCTCGCAGCCAAGGAAAAGGCCCTGGCTGACCGGTTCACACTTAACAACGCGCAGTTGCGCACCAGTCGTGCCGGCCATGCCAGTCTGCGCGACGAGATCCGCCGCCTGGAAAGCCCGTTCAAGGATCAGCTCGCGCTGCTGAAACAGCACACCGCCGAGTCGAAACGCTTGGGCGAGCAGTACGGCCAGCAGCGGGTAAAGCTTGCCAACCTCGGCGAGCAGCTCAAAAACGCCGGCATAAACACCAATGCCCTGGGCGCGCACGAGCTGAAGCTCAAGCGCGATATCGACACCGCCACCCAGGCTATGAAATTGCAGATGGACCAACTGGATGCGCTGAAGCACAAGCAGGACAGCCTGGCGAAGGCCCGCGCCACCTACGATAAAACCCAGAGCCTGGCTGGCAGTGTTGCTGTGTCCGGCGCCACCAGCCTTGGCGCGGGCTATGCCGCCAGCCGCCCAGTGGTGTCGGCAATCAAAGCTTTTGCCCCGAATGAGGATTCAGCCACTCAGCTCAAGGTGTCGATGATGGACGACACCGGCAAGGTCTCGGAGGACTTTCAGAGGATCACAGACCTGGCCACCAAGCTGGGCGACCGCCTGCCAGGTACCACGGCAGACTTCCAGAACATGATGACGATGCTTCGGCGCCAGGGCCTGAGTGCTAAGAGCATCCTGGGCGGCACTGGTGAAGCGGCTGCGTACCTGGGTGTGCAGCTGAACATGGGAGCGACAGAGGCAGCGGAATTCGCCGCCAAGATGCAGGACGCTACCGGAACCGCCGAAAAAGACATGATGGCCCTGATGGATACCATACAGCGCGGTTTCTACGCCGGCGTTGACCCGGGCAACATGCTGCAGGGGTTCGGCAACATCGCCCCTGTTATGGATAACATCAGAAAGGCAGGGCTCGATGCAGCCAAGGAGTTGGCCCCCCTACTCGTCATGATGGACCAGGTAGGCATGGAGGGAGGCTCAGCCGGTAACGCTTTCCGCAAGATTTTCGACGCGGGCCTTAATAAGGACAAGGTCGAAAAAGCCAACAACATTGCGAAATCCAGCGGCAAGGATATTTCACTCAAATTTACCGATGACAAGGGCAATTTCGCAGGTTTGAAAAACCTGTACGCGCAAGTAGAAAAGCTCAAAGCGTTCAATGACGAAGACCGGAAAGCGATTGTTAAGGAGCTGTTCGGTGATGACGCCGAAACCATGCGTGTTTTGAACACCATGAGGAATAAGGGTCTGGCGGGTTACGAAGAAGCCCAGCAAAAGCTGCAAGCCCAGGCTGATCTGCGTACCCGCGTCAACGAACAGCTCGGCACTCTAACCAACATCATGGAAGCCGCCGAGGGCAGTTTCACCAACGCCCAGGCAGAGTTCGGCGCTGCTGTTGCTCCCGAGCTGAAGATCCTCATTAGCACCCTGGGCGAACTTGCCAACGGGGTTGGAACTTGGGCTAGAGAAAACCCGAAGTTGGCCGCAGGCCTGGTGAAAGTTGTGGCCGCTGTAGCAGCTGCTGCGGTGGTGTTCGGCACACTGGCCTTGACCATGGCAAGCATGCTCGGCCCCTTCGCAGTGCTGCGGTACGGCATGGCGATGTTCGGCATTCGCTTGGGCAGTATCAAAGCGCAACTAATCGGAACCCGCATCGCAGCTGCAGGCGCCGGTGTAGAGGTGGGCCGGATGGGACGAATCTGGAAGACGGTCACGGCCAGTCGCGCCGCCGGCAGCATGGTGAGTGTCATTCCAACCCTAATCAATTCTGCGCGGCTTGCGGCAGTCAGCGTGTTTCCAATGCTCGGCAGCGCCATCAGCGCGGTCGGTGCGGCCATCCTGGCAACCCCGGTAGGGTGGCTGATCGCCGCTGTCGCGGGCCTGGTCGCCGCCGCGTTGCTGATTTACAAGTACTGGAAGCCGATTAAAGGGTTCTTCCTCGGCTTCTGGCAGGGGCTCACTGATGCCCTGCAGCCTGTCCTTGCCGGGTTCGGCAAGTTCGGCGGTTTGCTGGTCAGCCTGGCCAAAGCGGCCTACTCCATTCCGGTTATCGGTTTCGCACTGCGTCTGCTGGGCAGAATCGTCCGCCCGCTGTTCAACATGATCTCTTCCGGTATCAGTGGTGTGATCAATTGGTTCAGCGACCTATTGAAGCCGGTCGACGACGTTGGCGGTGCTGCGCAGTCGATGGGCCAGCGCTTCGGTGCAGCCGTCGGCAACATGCTCATGACACTGCTGCAGAGCATCGGCTCTATCGCAACCGGCGCAGCCAACGTGTGGACCACCATCAAAGCCAGCTTTGACCAGGGCCTGAAGGGCATCCTGCAGCTGATCATCAACTTCAGTCCATTGGGGATGTTCTACCAGGCCTTCGCCGGGGTGATGAGTTACTTCGGAGTGGAGCTGCCTGGCAAATTCACAGAGTTCGCCGGCATGATCATCAACGGCCTGGTCAACGGCCTGACCGCTGGCTTTGGCGCTATCAAAAGCGCCATCGGGTCAATCGCGACTGGTGTAGTCAATGTGTGGTCCACAATCAAAGCGAGCTTTGACCTGGGCCTGAAGGGCATCCTGCAACTGATCACTGGCTTCAACCCGCTCGGGCTGTTCTACCAGGCGTTCGCTGGTGTGATGAATTACTTCGGCGCGGAGCTGCCGGGCAAATTCACTGAATTCGGCGGCATGATCGTCAACGGTCTGGTAAGAGGCTTGACCGACGGGCTCGGCGCCGTGAAGGGTGCTATCAGTTCCATCGGCGACTCCAGCATCGGATGGTTCAAGGAAAAGTTGGGCATCCACAGCCCGTCGCGGGTGTTCGCTGAGCTGGGTGGTTTCACCATGGAAGGGCTGACAAAGGGCCTGGAGGGCGGACAAAAGGGGCCGCTCAACGCGTTGTCAAACATGGGCAAGCAACTGACTGCGGCCGGCACCTTGGCCCTCACCGCCACAGCCATGCCGGCGTTAGCGGTCGATGATCGTCCTCCGATCAGCAGCGCGGGCACATCGACGGTTTACGACAGCCACGACACCTACGAAATCACCATCGCAGCGGCCCCCGGCTTGGACATGCAAGCCATGGAGAAAAGCCTGCGCGCCATGCTCAACAAGATTGAAAACGAGAAACGCGCCCGTCAGCGCAGCAAGTTATCGGACCGGGATTAATCACCATGATGCTCAGCCTCGGCATGTTCGTATTCAGCCTATCGACCCTCGCTTACCAGGAGCTGCAGCGCCAAACCAATTGGCGCCATGCCAGCAACAGCCGAGTCGGGGCGGCACCCGCACTACAGTTTGTAGGCCGTGGCGACGACACGATCACCCTGCCCGGCATCATCCTCCCGGAACTGGCTGGCAGCGTGCTCAGCCTGGACGCTCTGCGTTTGATGGCGAACACCGGCAAGGCCTGGCCGATGGTTGAAGGTACAGGCCGGATATACGGGTTGTGGGTGATCGAAAGCCTGAGCGAGACCAAAACTGTATTTTTCAGAGACGGCACGCCAAAGCGCATTGAGTTCACCCTTACGCTCAAGCGTACCGATGATGACCGTATCGACCTGCTCGGCGCCGCGACCAGTACCGGGCTCAGCATTCTGCGGGGGCTGTTGTGATAGAGGCCGCGCTGTCCAAAGTCACCGGTTACCTGGTGGACACGGCGGAACGCTTCGTTCGGGATGCCGCCTACCCTGTCCCTGCCTTCCGTCTCACAGTGGACGGCAACGATATCGCCATGAAGGTGAGCCCGCGGCTGATGAACCTCGATCTCACAGACAACCGCGGCGTCGAGGCCGACCAGCTCACGATTACGCTGAGCGACCATGACGGCCTGCTGTCGATACCGCCCAAGGGCGCGGTGCTACGTTTATGGTTGGGGTGGAGCGACACCGGCCTGGTCGACAAAGGCACCTACACCGTCGACGAGACGGAACACACTGGCGCACCGGACGTGCTCAGCATTCGCGCTCGATCTGCAGATCTGCGTAAAGGGCTGAAGACCAAACGCGAACGCAGCTGGAGCAATACCACGCTGGGCAAGGTCATCGGCGACATCGCCATGGGAAACAACCTCACGTCGACTGTGGCCGGTGCGCTCGGTGCCCTGCCGATCTTGCAGCTTGACCAGGCCAACGAGTCGGATGCCAACCTGATTACCCGCTTGGGCGAAGAGTTCGACGCGGTGGCCAGCGTCAAGGCTGGGTGCCTGCTGTGCATCCCCGCCGGTGTCGGCAAGACGGCCAGCGGGCTCCCCCTGCCCCACATTACCCTCACCCGCGCCGATGGTGACCAGCACCGCTACTTGCAGGCAGATCGCGACAGCTACGACGGGGTGCGTGCATATTTTTACGACGTGCACAGCGCTAAGAAACAGGAAGCGATTGCCGGTGGCGGTGACAATCTCAAAGACCTGCGCCACACCTACAGCGACCAGCAGTCAGCACTCAGGGCCGCGAGGGCCGAATTTCGACGCCTGCAGCGCGGCAGCGCCACGCTCAGCTACACGCTCGCGATGGGCCGGCCGGATCTGATCCCCGAACTGACCTACACACTGCAGGGCGTCAAGGATGAGATCGACGAGATCATCTGGTACGGCGGCAATGTGCAGCACAGCCTGAGCCCGAACAGCGGCTATACAGTCAGCTTGGAGCTGGAAAGCAAGCTCCCAAAGGACAATGTTGAAGACCTGGCAGAAGAGAACAAGGGAGATTACACGGGGATCATCGCCTACTACCGCGATCAGAAAACCGGGAAAGAAACAACGATTACTGCGGGGGATCAAACAAGGCCGAGGCGGTTGCGCTGGCTGTATGCGAGTGAGAAGACGGCCAAGCGAGCGGTAGATCGTGAGTGGAAGAGGATGCAAGCAGTAGGGGTGTGATATTCAGCACGCCGTAAAGAGAAAAACCCGGCACAGCCGGGTTCCTCAGTCATTAAGTGTTTAATAGCACAGCCATGAATCGCAGAATGTCCTTTTGCTGCTGCTGATCAAGTTGCCGGAACATCTGCAACACTAACTTTTCACGCTGATTCAGATCCTTAAATTCAACGTTGTCGGACTGCTCGGCCTGCACCTTTTTACTCGTAGACATGTGTTGCTCCCTTCAGCACATCCGAGTGCCCGGCACCAACCTAGGTGCCAACTAAAGCACCCGGAGGAGCGAGGAATTTTCAGTACGTGTGGGAATGCCACCAGCCTCCGTCACAATTTTTAGCAAAGAAATCAAGGCTTAGCGCATAACTCCTGCGCGATTTGTACGAGCTGGCTGTAGTCCATCTTAATGGCCGGTATGGACGGATCTTGCTTCGTAATGTCTTGTCCGTCTGACCAACCGCGACTCCTAGCCTGGGATCGGGCGCTTCCATTCAGTGCGTAAACAGTTCCGTCAGCCGTTCTCGCCAGTGCCTTCGGTGACGGGCCGTCGCACATGAGGTCGACGCTGCCGACAGTGAACGGCCAAGCATCGCCGAAATCCCCACTCGATACCGTCTTGACCCTCACGTCAGCGTGCACCACCACTGAAAAAAGAAGTCCGCCGATAAATATTGAAGCTCTCATTCCTTGATTCATTCCGACTGTCCCTATTGTTTTCGATTGAACGCACGAAGCAGCCTCTTCACTGCCCCTTTGTCTTCATCGTCTAGCGCCCGCACCTGTTCGACCATCTCAACTTCCTCAGAAGACAGCGTCGGTTCTGCAACAGGTAGCCGCTGACCAACGACGACGTAAAGGATGTCCACACCTCTTTCCGCAACAGCGGCGAGGTAATCAGCATCAGGACTTCGATCGCCCTTTTCGTAGTTGAACTGAGAGGTCTTTGCCACACCGGCAATAGCGGCGAAATCCGCTTGATTGAATCCCAAGCGGACGCGCTCCTCCCTCAGCCTTTCACCGATATTCAACAAAACGACCCCTTATTGAGTTGACTATTCAACACACGTTGAATATTCTTCCCCTGCCATCACACGAAACCACACGAAACGAGACTATGCCGAACGCATCCCCCATCGAGCAAGCATGCCAAGAGGCCCGTGACCGTCTCGCACGTCTCGGGATATCAGCCAAAGACTGGGCCGAAGAACATGAATTCAACCCATCGACGGTCTACGCGGTTTTGAACGGACAGAAGAAGTGCTTGCGCGGTGAAGCTCACCGCGCTGCCGTACTGCTCGGCATCAAAGACGGCGAGATTGCAAATTAGGGCCTCTGGCTCCAAGGGGAAACCAGAAGATGAAACGCCCAGTTCTAGACAGCAGAAAGAGCGTCGTTATGGCCGTCATCGGCGCCTACCCTGGCGGTCGGCAGTACGCCTCGGCTGACCTCGGCATGCCGCTTAAGAAGTTCGACAACCAGGCCTACGAGAATGCCGGCAGTCGCCCGCTGACCGACGAACACATTCACCGTCTGGAGCAAGTCGCCGGTACCACGTTCCTGGCCGACTACATCGCATCCATGTACGGCGGCATGTTCGTGCCCCTGAGCCTCCCGGACACCTTGGACAACGTCGAGTTGTACAGCCGCTCGCTCAAAGCGTCGGCTCAGCGGGGCAAAGTCGACCAGATCATGGCTGCGGCGCTGGATGACGGGGTGATCGAAAAGCGTGAGGCCGACGCGATTGTCGCCGCCCTGATCACCTACATGTCAGCCCGGTACGCCGAAGTCTTTGCAACCATCCAGCTTTACAGCCAGGGAGCCGTTTAGTGAGTACATACAAGCTGGTGTGCCCTTGCTGCAACAGTTCCATGCGCATCCGTACCTCCGAGGGGCAGACACCCTGCTTCCGCTCGATGTACTCGGAATGCACCAACTTGCTCTGCGGCGCCACCTTCTCCGGCTCGTTGGTTTGGGAGTATCAGCTCAGCCCGTCGGGCATTGAGCGGCCCCTGACGGTTTTGCCCACGGCGCCGACCAAAGTTCGACTCCTTGCCCGTCAGAACCTCAAGTCGAAAAACGATCAACCCGATCTGCTGGACCAACTGGAAATGGAGCGTGCGTGATGAACCTTGATCAACAAACTCATGACTACCGCAGCAGCATGCAACACGCTGCTTTCGCATACCTGCAACGCCATGAGGCAGAACACCTGGTGGATTCCGATCTGTTGTTCGATCGCTGCATTCGCCACCTGACACTTGCGTTGGAAGTGCCCGTGTTCATGGCACCGAAACTTGTCCACAACGCCTGGACAGAACTGCAGGTGATCAAAAAGCGCCGTTGGATTGGCGTCGATTGGGCGAGCGGGTCGGACAGCACCCGTGTCCACCTGGTGGATGTTCTCGCGGACCAACGCTTCCCGGTTTCGGCTCGGTTTCTGCCGCAGAAACTGCTCGACCAGCGCAGCACCGTACACAAGCCACACCCTCAGTAACGCTTCCCTTTAAACACCCGCCCTGCCCCATTCCCAATGGGTTTGGGTGAGCTTTGCCCGCAATCCGAGGTGGACCATGGAAATCGACATCGCCATCACCGCAAAACTGCCCCGCGACCACGCTGAGGCACTGCTCGTTGAGCTACGTGCGCAATACGCGGTGCTGCTCAACGAGCATTGGTATGACGACCGCTTTCGCCTGATCCCCGAGGGTTTGCGGCACGGCTCGTTGCTAGTGGCCTTCCCCGCGATGGCCGCACGTAAAAGCCTGATTGGCGCCCTTAAACACAGTCTCGACGAAGCGAAGTAAGCCACGATGGAAATGGAACAAAGGCTGCGCGCCGACGTCATCCAACGCATTGAGCGGGACTACCAGCTCAAGCACATGGCCAACACCAACTACATGCGTAAGGGTGTTTGCCCGGCCTGCCGCCAGGAGACCCTGTACACGTTCTACGACTCTCCCTGGACGCTGATCTGCGGACGGCCAGAGAAATGCGACCACCGCGTCTACGTCAAAGACGTCTATGACGACCTATTCAACGACTGGAGCAAGACCGCTCCATCGACACCCGACAACCCGCTTGCCACGGCACGCGCCTACCTGGAGTTTGCCCGGGGCTTCAAATTTGAGCTGATCACGGGCTGGTTCAGCCAGGAAAACTATTGGGATGGCCGTCAAAACATCGGCAGCGCCACGGTGCGTTTCCCCCTTGAGAAAGGCGGTTACTGGGAGCGTTTGATAGATCGGCCGGACCGGTTCGGCAAGATGAAAGCGCGCTTCCGGCCGACTGGCGAAGGCCAGCCCGGTTACAAAGGCGTCTGGTGGTGCCCGCCGAGCGTGGACCTTCTGGAAGGGGACGAGCTGTATATAGTCGAAGGCATCTTTGACTCTATCGCTTTGGTGCACAACGACGTATCGGCCGTGTCGATGATGTCCAGCGCGCCGTGCCCAATTGATTCGCTAAAGGCCCTGGTCAAGCTGCGCCACGACGCGGACAAGCGCCTGCCGGTGCTGGTTTGGGCGCTTGATAACGAGCCAGTTGCCAAGGCCAACATGCGCCGCTGGGCGAAGGAAGCTCGCGATCTGGGCTTCATCTGCAAGGCGGCAGTGATCCCCCAGCCCAATGGCAAGAAGGTTGATTGGAACGACTTGCACCTGCGGTGGAAGTCGATCGAAGGCGATGATAAGCGCGCCGAGCAGATCGAGCAGGACCTTGATGAAGCACGCCACCACGGCGACCTGCTGCTGGCTGATTCTGCTGAGGAGAAAGGTTTTCTCATTTACCTGCGCGACGAGCGCAAAGAATTCAACTTCACGTTCCGCAAGCGTCTGTACTGGTTTCGGCTGGACATTGATAAGTACGACCGCGCGATGAGCGATCTGGAAAGCTCTGAGCGACATGAAGACCAGTTGCTCACTGATGAACAGCGGCGCTACAAGGCACTGCGCCAGTCGGGCTCAGTGACCAGTATCGCCAACTGCAACTTCCAAGCGCTGTATTACATGCGCAATGACCTGACCGACGAGGCTTGGTACTACTTCCGCATCGAGCGCCCGCAGGGGCCCGCCATCAAGAGCACGTTCACGGCCAAGCAGCTCACGTCGGCACCTGAGTTCGCTAACCGCCTGCTCAACGTCTCCAACGGCGCAATGTTTGAGGGCAGCGCCCAGCAGCTCAAACGAATTCTTGCGCCTCAGCTCGACAACCTCAAAACCGTCAACACCATCGAATGGATCGGCTACAGCCGCGACCACGGCGCCTATGTCTTCAACGACCTGGCCTTCTACGGCGGCAAAGCGCAGGTACGCAACAAGGAAGACTTTTTCGACCTCGGCAAGCTGAGCATCAAGTCGCAGAGCCAGTCACCGGTGCTGCACATCAACACCGACCTCAACGCCTACAACGAAGGTTGGTTCGACATCTATTGGCGCTGCTTTGGCGTACAGGGCCTGGTGGTGCTGGCCTGGTGGTTGGGCGCATTGCACGCCGAGCAGATCCGCCAGATCCACAAGTCACTGATGTTCCTGGAGCTGGTGGGTGAAGCCGGTTCGGGCAAGACCACCCTGGTAGAGCTGCTCTGGAAGTCGGTCGGGCGTACTGATTACGAAGGCTTTGACCCGTCGAAGGCGACCGCCGCAAGCCGCGCGCGCAACTTTTCGCAGGTCAGCAACCTACCGGTGGTGTTGATCGAGTCAGAGCGTGAACAGAAGGAAGGCCAACCGGTTAAACACTTCGACTGGGACGAACTGAAAACCGCCTACAACGGCCGTAGCGTCCGCTCCACCGGTGTGAAAAACAACGGCAACGACACCCACGAACCGCCGTTTCGCGCCGCCCTGCTGATCGCGCAGAACAACCCGGTGAACGCCTCGGAACCAATCCTGCAGCGTATCTGCCACGTCCACCTGACACGTGAGCACCACACGCCAGAGACCAAGCAGTACGCCGAGCAGCTGGAGCGCATGCCGATGGACAGCATCAGCGGCTTCCTGGTCAAGGCGCTGCAGCGCGAAAGCGAAACCATGCGGCTGATGGAAGAAAACACCTCCGGCTACGAACAGGAGCTGCTGGCCTTGCCTGGCGTGCGCACCGTGCGTATCGCCAAGAACCACGCCCAGTTGCGCAGCCTGGTGGACGCACTGGCCGGCGTCGTGCCGCTGGGAGACCGCCGTAAGGCACTTGCGCACGCTGAAATCAACCGTATGGCCTTGGAGCGGCAGCAGGCAATCAACGCCGACCACCCGACCGTGCGCGAGTTTTGGGACCTGTACGAATTCCTCAATGGCATGGACGAGAAAGCCGCGTTGAACCATGCGCGCCGCGATGGGCTGATCGCCGTGAACCTCAACGAGTTTGTGGAAATGGCCGCTAATAAACGCCAGCAAGTGCCGCCGCTGAGCGACCTGAAACGCCTGCTTAAGACGAGCAAGTCACCCAAATTTCTGGAATCGAACAAGCCCGTCAACTCGGCGCGCCAGGTCGACGCCTTCGACAAACCGAAAACCATTCGCTGCTGGGTATTCCAGGGCGTTTAACCACCGCAACAACAGGAGCAGCACCATGCAAAACGAACTCAAATCGGCCATTCGCTTCAACGACTTTGTCGCCTACTTCGGCGCGCGCGGGGTACTGGCTATGGCCTGGTGGATGGGAGCGGTGCATGCGGGCCGAATTCGTGAGGACCAGACCAGCTTCCCATTCCTGCAGATCGTCGGCGCCGCCGGCAGCGGCAAGAGTTTGCTGCTGGGCTACCTCCAAAAGCTGAACGGGCAAACGCCTTATTCCAACTTCCTGGGGCATTCCACTCCAGCCGGGCGTGCGCGCACGTTTGCCAGCGCAGGGCAACGGATTGTGATTTGTGAGGAACAAGGCGAGGTAGGCCAATCCATTGACTGGGACGAATTGAAGCCGCTTTTCAGCTCCGGCAGGGTGAGCGTTCGCTCGGGGGATGGCATGAGTGAGGAAGTGACATTCCGCGGGGCTTTGGTGATAACCGCCAACCAACGGCTGGAATGCAGTGATGCGGTGACCAGCAGAATGGTGACGGTCGATCTCTCAGCTCACGACGCCCATACGCCAAGAATCCGGCCGGAAGCCATTGGCAACGTCGACGCAGCTGAGGCAAGTGCGTTCGGTATCGAGATTGCGCAGTCTGGTGAATGGATTTGCAGCAGTCTCAAGGCTTTTTTACCCGCATATCAAGGCCAGCTCACTCGTAAATACGGGACGGACCTCAACGGGCGCACAGCCCTCAACTGTGCACAGATGATCTGTCTGGTTGACCTGCTCTGCAATCTTCTCGCGGTTCCGCAGCGCCTTCAGCTTGAGACCAGGAAGTTGGTTCACGACATCGCCTTCTTCGACACCATCCCCTACTGACCCGGCCTTCGAAAGGAGAACCCGCATGACTACGTCTGCCCAAAAACAGCAACCCAACTGGTTCCAGCAACTGCAGGAGTTCGAAGCCAAGCGCCCTGCCATCCGCAAGGCCGGTATTGAAGCGCTGGCCCGGCTGGTCCCTGTCGCCCAGCGCGATACAGGCCAGAGCGCCGTGATCGGTCGCTTTCTGCTCGGGCTCTACAACGGCCGCGACTACCCCTTTGTCCTGACCAGCCTGCGCGGCCTCGACACCGCACTGTTCGACGACTGCCTGGCGGTGCTGCAACTGGACTACTCGCCGGAGCAAGAAGTGCACACGTATATCCCCAACGGAGATGCCATCTGGGAAGAATTGATAAGGGCGTGGGCATGAAATGGGCGCCGAAACGCAATAGGGACGGGCAAATCCAGCAGAACTGCTGGGTTACCGACAACGGCTACACCGTCGCGCTTTGCCGGTTGCCGGAGTCGCGCTACCCCGTCACTCGCCCAGGAGGCGAACTGCCCTTCGCTTATGCGAAAGACAGAGACGAAGTCATAACGATCATTGAGCAAGACCAGGCCAAATCGGCCTGAAAGATGGTGTCGAGGAGCGCCAACTCCCCGACACCTGCCATCAAAAGGAGAACCACCATGCAAGTGAATCAACCCCAAAGCGACATGGCAGAGGCTACCACACCTCGCTACGACACCATTTGAATCGCCTGTCTCTGTTTGGAGAGATCCGATGAATACAGCCTTTATCCTGATGGCCCAATACGATGGCCAGGCGATTATCTCGCTGGAACAGCTCTGCCGGGATTACTTTACCCACCTCACACCAGACATGTTCCAGCGCAAGGTGATGAGCGGTCAGATCAAATTGCCCATCACCCGCCTGGAGCTCAGCCAGAAGTCAGCCAAGGGCGTCCACCTCATCGACCTGGCCGCGTACTTGGACCTGCAACGCGCAGCCGCAGTTAAAGAGCACAACCAGATCAACGGGTTAAAACACGTCGTTTGAGCCACTTCATTGACGCGGCGCCCAGTTGGACGGGCGCCCTCAATATCTTTTGGTGCCACTCCCATCCCAAATAGCGGTCCCCCTTGCCACGCAGGTGGGTGTACCGCCGCATCGAATTCCAATCCCGATGGCCGGAAACACTCGCCACTCGCGGGATATCCCAATCCATCTCAAAAAGGCGACTGATACCTTCGTGGCGTAGATCGTGAAAGTGCAGATCTGCAATTTCCAGAAACTTGCAGGCTTTTGCCCAAGACGTGGAAATTGACTCAGGGCTGTAAGGGAATATGTCTTCGCCGGCTTTCGGCATTGTCTGGAGAATGTGCCACGCCTCGTCCGGCAGATAGCACCACACATCGTTGCCGATCTTCTGCCCAGGGTTTTTCATGTCGCGCACCAGCACCCGCTGACCAGGCTCGTCAACGTCCGCCCAGCGTATACGGGTTATCTCATCCAGCCGACGCGTGGAGAACAGGGCGAAACCCACGACCTTCATCATATTGGTGACAGTCGGACGCCTCGCTTGCATGTCCTCATAGTGCTGCAGCACCTTTCCCAGCTCGTCCAGCGTCGGCCGGCGGTCACGTTCGCGACTTTTCAGGTTGTAACCGAGCTTCCTCAGTACCCGCCGAGCGCCGCCCATCGCGAGCGGATCGACCTGGTATCCCCACGCGTCTTTGGCAATCGCCAGTACAGCGCCGAGGTGCGCCAGGTCATTGCCGGCGGTTTGTGGCTGAACCCCACCGCCCTCCTTGCTCATTCGCCATAAGGCAAAGTCGACCAGGGCCTGGGTGTTGATTTCTGTATCGGCCAACTGGCCCAAGTATGTCTCGCCGATTGCTGTTAGCGTCGCGCGCTTGGTCTTGCCCAGTGGTCGGGCCTTTTCCACCTCGACCAAATACTGAGCATTCATCTCCTTAACCGTGGCGCACTTGCGGCTTGCCCGCTCAATCGCACCTGGCTCATCCAGCTCCGTCTCGCGCTTACGTGCCCAAGCCTGAGCGGCCTGTTTTCGGGCGAAGGTCTGGCTCTCTTGATAGACTTGCACTCCGTCGCGCTTGATGCGGATCTGAGCCGTGTAGCTCACCGTCCCATCTGCCAGTTTTCTTGCCCTGATAGTCGCCATATAGAAAGTGGTACGCAT